TGCTGTAAGGGCACAAGATCCTGACAACAAGACTCCTCTAAACGACTATCATTCTGGTAACATGATTGTATGTGATCCAGGTGACAGTGCTGAAACCACCTATCTTTATTTTTTATACGACCAAGATAACCAAACTAATGTGGTCAAAATAAATGGTGATGGTGCAATACAATGGCAGAAATCTTTTAATGGCACTGCCGCAACTGCCAATGCTATTGATCATGACTCTGATAGCATCTACATCTCTTTTCAGATGAATCAATCACCTGCCATTGCTCCAACTAATATTGCTTCAGTTGCCAAATCAAATGGTGCACTCAATTGGCACAGATATTTTTCATCTTATTATTTTCAACCACAAGGCTTGGTTATTGACTCTGCAAATTCTGTTGGGTATTTCACAGGTTATCAATATGTCACAGGTGGTTCTGGCAATATTACTGATAGCAAAATTGTTAAATTTAACACATCAGATGGTTCAAAGGTATGGAGCAGAGAACTGTCAACAGGTCCAACAGGTTCTTCAGCAAAATTAAAACATCCTAGATTGGATTCTGATGGGAACCTTTATGTGACCACACAATTGGAAACACAAAGAGATTTTGGTGGGCCTGCCGATTCATCTGAATCCATTTTTAATGGTAGTGGTTTAATCAAAGTTAATTCATCAGGCACTTTACAATTTTCATATCAATACACATCACCCATGTTGTTCACTGATATGTGTATACTGCGTAGCAATGACAGTGATGGCGCAGACACCATAGTAGTGTATGGTCAACAAGTGGATGCTCCAGACACTTCAAATGTGGATGGATTTGAATTGCAATCGGTGATAGGCATCGACACAGATGGTGACCAAACTTTCAAATTTGATTTAGAAGCATCCAATAGCACTGCATACTGGAATGGTGATGCCGCAAATATAACAGATAATATACTACGAACAAAATTATTAGCAGACACCAACTCAGGTGGTTTTTTACTACAAAATATTTTTGCTCCTGTAAGTCCAGACAATGATATAGTTGTGCTAATGCGTAGAAATGCGGATGGCACAGACACTTGGAATACACCACTAACTGGCACATATTCATCATATGGTAGCACCAGTTACACAGCAGGAAGCACCACGTCTAAATACAGTCCTACTTCAAATTATACATTAAGCACTGACAGTGGCACCTTAACTGCTACTTCAGTAACATTCAACAACAATGGATTGGGCAGTTTTTCGACAGATTCAACAATTAACGATTATACCATTAACAGATATATTCAGTTGGAGAATGAAAATTTTACATCACAAAACAGCAACACAAACCTTGTGGGTTTTGCTCACTTTGGTCAAACCGATCACACATCACAGAATCAAACCACGCCATTGGGCAATGTTCAATTCGACGGCATAGCACCATTCACAAGTCAACATCAACAGTCTGTTACAGCCAACAACTCAGTTGGATTTCCAGACTTTGGTGATTATGTAGATTCATCATATGTGGCAGATTCATATGTAGATGCTGGTCTGCAAGTCACAATGACACAACAATTTAATTCTAGAAATACGATGACACCATTGGTTGGATTCAAAGCGGCAGGCAATTTTGATGTCAGTTCAGATCAACAAACCACACTGTCGGGTGGCAGAATATTTGCTATAAATGAAACACTGTCATCAGATCAACAGATTGATTTTGTAGGTGGTGTCACAGTTGATGCTGATCTTACATTGAACACAGATACACAAACCAGCAACCTAGGTGGTTTGGCACTGTTTGGTGTATTGAACAGTCTGTCACAAAACAGCATATTTGTTGATGCCACAAATGAAATTATTCCAGATGCAAATATTTCAGCAGATGCTCAAATAGATGCTACGCCAGGATTTTTATTATCATCAGGCAGTGTCACATACAACGCTGATGCACAAATCACATTGGATCAAACCACAGGAACCATAGCAGGATTATTGTTTGATGGACAAGCATCTTTTGACAGCAGACATATTTTCAATGGTTTGGTTGGATTGTTGATCAAACCTGGCACACAGACATTTACATCACAGCATCAAATCAATGTTGTAACTGGTTTCTTACAACAATTCGCGTCATCAATTGCGGCAGATCATCAAGCCAGTATAGTTCCAACTCTGCTTAGAGAAGCCGCTCAGGCGTTTATGCAATCACAACATCAGATTGATATCACCACAGGCAGAATACTTTTCACACAATTTGATAACACCAGTGACACACAAATCACCATTGTAGGTAGAAGAATTGAAGCGGCAGACCCTTACAGAGCCATAGAAGTTCCTTCAGAAACTAGAATTAATATTGTGATGCAAGAAACAAGAATCAAGCAAGTTTCTGTTGAAACAAGAGTAAATAGTATTCAACAAGAAAGCAAACTGTTCAAAGTGCCTAGTGAAACAAGAAATCTTAAAGTTTTGCCAGATAGCACGATAAGAAGCAGAACAGGTAAAGTCATAGCGGAGAGGATATAATGCCAAATTTAACAGGATACAAAAAAGACAATGTAGGAACATACATATTCAAAGACCCTGCTGGTGTGTTGGATTACACATTAGACTGGTCTGAATATCTTCCATCTGGTGATACTCTATCCACTTGCACAGTGACAATAGAGACAATTTCAGGTGATGCGTCACCTTTAACTTTAGATTCTTCCAGTATTACAACAACCACAGCAACAGCAATTATATCAGGCGGCACAGCAGGCAACAAATACAATGTTGAATACACAATAACAACTTCAGATTCAAAAACTGACAGTAGAAATTTTAGAATATTTGTGCAGGAGAGACAGATATAATGGACAACACAAAACCAAGAAAATTAATTGACAAAGATGTTATCTATAAGATGGCGTGTATTCAATGCACTGTGGATGAAATAGCAGAAGTGGTTGGATGTTCAGTTAATCATCTTAACAAAAAATATAAAAATTTAATGAAAAAAGGCAGAGAGAATGGAAAGAAATCACTGCGTAGAGCGATGTGGGACAAAGCACTACAAGGTGACACAAGAGCACAAATTTTCTTGTCTAAACAGACACTAGGATTCAAAGACAATCCAGAGGACACATCCAACAACACACCTTTGCCTTGGGAAGACTAATAAAATAGAATATGCCGTTAAGCATACCCCAAAAAACAGTGGCAGACGATTTTTCAAGATTTCGGATTCTTGTAAGTGGCCGGAGATGGGGCAAGACCCACCTGTGTTTAAGAGAGTTGGCAAAACACGCCACCATACCCAACAGCAATGTTCTTTATCTTGCTCCTTCCTACAGGATGGCAAAATTTTTGGCCTGGGAGCCTTTGAAGATTAAGATGAAAGAATTAAGATGGGTTGAACAAAGTAACGAAGCAGAATTAACATTAAGATTAAAAAATAAATCCAAAATATTTTTAAAGGGCGCCGAGGCTAAAGAGGCACTCCGTGGGGGAAAGTATTCATTTATTATCTTAGATGAATTTCAAGACATGGATCCTGGTGTGTGGGACGTATTGAGACCTTGTTTATCAGACACCAAAGGAAGAGCATTGTTTACAGGCACTCCTAAGGGAGTAGGCAGTTGGAGTTGGCAAATGTATACAATGGCAGAAACCACAGACGACTGGTCAGCACACACATACACCACAGCACAAGGTGGTTGGGTAGATGATGAAGAAATAGAACAAGCAAAAAGGGATCTTGATGAAAAAACTTACAAGCAAGAATATGAAGCAACATGGAACACATATTCAGGTGTTGTTTTTCATGCGTTTGACAGAAAAGTCAATGTAAAGCCTTGTGCCAATATGAATACAACAGAAATATACTGTGGACAAGATTTCAATGTTGACAACATGGCAACAGCCATATTCGTTATCGAAAAAGGTGTAATGTATTGTGTTGATGAAATATTAATGAGAGGTTCTAGCACTGACGATGTAGTAGCCGAATTAAAGAAACGCTACCCCCAGTCTTACATCAATATTTTTCCTGATCCTTCTGGCAAAAATCGAAAAACAAGTGCCGCAGGTAGAACAGATATTTCTATTTTACAAAACGCAGGATTCAAAGTTTATGCCAAACCTTCACATTCCCCTATAAGAGACGGAGTGAATTCGGTAAATAGTAAGTTGAAGAACAGTCAAGGAGTTTCTACAATGTTTATTGATCCAAAATGCAAGAATGTTATAAAAAGTCTTGAAGGATTAATATACAAACCAGAAACATCTGTGATTGACAAGGACATGGGATTTGACCATTTTGCTGACGCTGTGCGTTACATATGCGATTACCTGTATCCAATAACAACCAAGTTTAAAACTAAATCTGTAGACAGATGGGGTTTTAGAGCACAACCAGGATCAATGTATGCCCGCTATTAGAGACAGAATTATCAAAGGTGATGAAACAAACATTTTAGATTATGTTTTGGAATCACATTCAGTATATCAATATTACCTAAACCGTTGGTTATTTTTAAATGACGCCTACACTGGTGGATTAGATTGGTATGCTGGTAAAAATTTAGAACCATACTACAAAGAATCTAGAGAAGACTATGAAATGCGTTTACGTATGACAGGTCTAGACAATCATGTAAGAACAGTGGTTGGCATATACAACAGTTTTTTATACAGACGACCTATACACAGAGAACTGGGCGAAATAGAATCAGATGCAGGCTTTGATGCTTTTTTAAGAGATGCGGATTTAGATGGCCAAAGTTTTGATGCCTTTATTAAACAGGTCTCTACGAAAGCAATGGTATATGGGAATGTTTGGGTATTGTTAGACAAAAGCGATGTTGATGTTACAACAAGAGCAGATGAATTAAATTTAGGCATAAGACCATACGCAAGTATGTTTACACCTGAAAATGTTTTAGACTGGGAATACGAAAGACAGCCAAATGGTTTGTATGAACTTACATTTTTAAAAATTAAAGAAGAAGTTGTAAACAAAACACAATACATTAGAGAATACACAAAAGATACTATCAGTGTATACAGAATAGATGCCAAAGAAAAAACAGCACAACTACACAAAGAATATGTTAACACACTAGGTAAGATACCTGCTGTGTGCGTGTATGCTTCAAGATCAAACACAAGAGGCGTGGGCCACAGTTTGATTTCGGACATTGCGGATTTACAGAAACAAATTTTCGAAGAATACAATGAATGTATTCAATTGATTAGAATTTCAAATCATCCTAGTCTTGTGCTACAAGAAGGTGTTGAAGCATCAGCGGGTGCTGGATCAATTGTAAAATTACCAAGCAACCAAGATCCTAATTTACGCCCCTACTTGTTACAACCTAACGGTGGCAACATACAAGCAATACTGGATTCAATCGAAAAGAAAGTGGAAGCAATTGACAGGATGGCTTGTCTTGGGGGGATTAGAAGTATAGAGGCTCGACGCCTCTCCGCCATGGCACTACAGGTTGAATTCAATCTACTATCAGCAAAACTGTCAGACATTGCGTCACAGATGGAACACGCTGAAGAACAGATATGGAAATTGTATGCAGATTTTCAAGGCATACAATTCAATGGTGACATAGAATACACAAGAAACTTTTCAATTCAAGACAAAGCAAATGATATTTCAATGTTAAAAATGGCTAAAGATGCCAAGATTGAAAATCCAGAAATAAGAAAAATGATTGATGAAAAAATATATGAAACAATCACAGACGAATTGATGACAAAATCCGAGGACACAAGCGACACACCAACAGACACTTTACAACACCCTCCTGTGACAAATCAAACACAATTAGTTGATCACATGAGAGAGATGATTAATCAAAACTACACCACAGAGCAGATATTACAACTGCACCCTGAACTGGCACAATTATTCAATAACAACACAGAAGAATAATGGCCCGTATCAAATTCAAAGAATTTGAAGTAAGGGAGAAACCAAAAAAACTTGGACGCCACAAGAAGAGGTTGAACAAGAGCGAAAAGCGTAACTATAAGAAGTATATAGGACAAGGACGATAATGGGAAAATATGT